CGGCTCGCTCCACGGTTGTCCAATCGATGTCACAAATGTCTCCTAGGTTGGGGATGTCGGGCCAATGCTTCGCGAGCACTTGGCAGGCGTACGGTTCGATTTCGGATTGCCAAATGCAGGTCATCCCGGCGCGTTCAAGGCCGAGGTCGATGCCTCCGATGCCTGAAAACAGCGAGCCGAACTTCATCGGTGTTCCAGGTATGTCTGTGACAGCCGGCGTCGGATCTCTTGCTCAAGGACCAGCCATTTGTCGCTGGGCGGTGCTGAAGTGAAGTGCAGGGTGACTGCGCAGACAAGGATTTCTTCGCCCAGTTTCGGGTAGAACTGCATTAGTCGTTGGATTTCGTTGAGGATTTCGTCGTTGTCCATTGCTCTCTCCATTAGTTGCCCTCCAATCGGGCGCAGATGTCTTTCCAGTCTTGGGGTCGCCATAGGTACGTTTCGGAGCCGGCGTCTTCGAGGACGTTGAGCCATTGGCGTTGTCCTGGTGTGGTGCGGCCGCGTTCGTTCTTGAGCTCCACGAACAGGACGCCTTTCTCAGGGTGGGCCAGTACGAGGTCGGGGAAGCCGGCGTGTCCGGTGTATGGCGTGGACCAGCGGCCTCCGGTTTGGGCTGGTCGTGGATGGAAGACGAGCCAGCCGTACAGGTAGGCGGCTTCGATCACGCTTTTCTGAAAGTCAGCTTCTCTCACGGTTCTTGGCTTCCGCTAGTTGCAGATCGGTGCGGACCTCGAGGAGCTGTTCGTTGAGCCAATGCTTGTCGGACTTCAGCTGCTCGATGTAGAGCGTGAGCTCTCGAAGGCGTTGCGCGGCCTCGCCGTGGAGCGTGTAGCCCTGGCCGCCATAGGTGCAGAACTTGTGTGAGCGTTCAAGCTCTTCGATGAGTTGTTCGTCAGTCACGGGGCATCTCCTTCAGTCGGTCGATAGCGATCTTGCAGGCGTCGAAGTCGACGAGGGCTTGCTCGTCGTACTCGAGGGAGCGTTCACGGCACAGCCGTTTGTAGAAGCCGATCATCTTTTCGGTCGGTTCTTGGCGTTTCTTCACAGAACTGCCTGGAAAGGCCTCTAGAACGCTCTCTAACGGTTCTGGGCTGTCAGCACCCGCGCCACGCTCTAACGCGGCTTCAGCGGCCTTCTGGGCGCCTGTTTTCGCACGTGAACCAACTTTGGCTCTGGTAACAGCCGGCATGGCGTCGTTGAACTCGCGGTCGGTGCCGATTCGGGCGGCGACTTCGTCGTTGCTTGCGATGCCTTTGTCGATGCCGAAGCCGAGGTAGCCGAGGGCGCGTCCGAGCGCTGAGGTCATGCCGACCATCAGTTCGCTGTTTCTGGTGTATGGGGTTCGTCCTGGAATGGGTTCGAGGACCGATCCCAGGACGGGTCTGGTGTCGTCGGGTGTCGTGTAGACGCGAACCGTGCAATGCAGGTTCGTTTGTCCGCCGATCTCGACGATGTCGAATGGCAGCTCCTCGACCCGTAGGTCGGGGTATTTGGCGAGCGCCAGTTTCAGGCGTTCGTTGACGGTGACGTATCCGTCGAGGTTCATGCGTTTCCTCCGTTGCATGTGTAGGTGCCGCTCATGTACCACGGCTTCCACGGACACCAGCCACGGCGGTCGGCGTCTTCGTAGATCTGTCGGGCGATCAGCAGATTGACCGCGGGATGCTTCAAGTCCTCTTTCGTGTAGCCGAGCTCGAGGACGAGCGGTGCCCAGGTGCGCCAGTTGACTTGTGTCAGGCCGTGGTCGCCGGTGTCTGACACTTGTGTCGGGTCACAGCGGGATTCGCGCCACATCACCTCGTCGAGGACGGGCAGGTCGTCGATCTCCCAGCCCATCGCTAGCGCGTGTCCGAACCATTGCTCACACTTTGCGGTGTCGATGTTGCGCTGATATTCGGCTGCTTCCGTCGGCATTTCCAACGGGTCGCAGTTGACAGGGATGATCGCCATTACGGCGATCCATAACAGGGTCTTCATTTTGTCCTCCAAATCGGGTCGGGGTCCGATGGAGACAGTATGCGGATTTTCCGCCGGTTAGTCAAGCCATACCAGATACGATGCCGTGACGCGGCCGGCCTCTGGGTCGACGTAATGCAGACGCTGGCTCGGATGGCCGGTCGCGGCCATGAACTCCTTGGCGTACACATTCTCCGATTCTGGCGAACCGGTGACATAGATCTGGCCGCCGTTCGCCATCGTCAACGTCATCGGCGTATGGAAGTGGCCCATGTAAACGTCCGAGAATGCTTCGGGGATCACGCCGGTCGACCATTGGTTGCACTTGCGAAGAATGCCGAACGCTGGCGTATTGCCACCGAATGACTTGATCTCGTCGCCATGCACCAGCAAAGCGCCGTAGTTACCGATCTTGACGATCTGGTACCAAGCCGGCGAGGTGTGCCAGGTGACGCGGTCGTCCTCGAGGCGGTCGCCGGCGATCTTGTAGGCGACGCGGTCAATGTTGTCGGCTCCTGGCATGTCGCCCTTGCGGCCCAGCCGGCCGTGGTTGCCGTACTCACAGGTGACCGAAACGTGCTCGAAGATGGCAAGCATCCGGCGCACGAAGTCTTCCATGAGGCCGGCGGTGGCGAACAGCTGCTCGAATAGGTGCGCTTCGACTTCGTACGGTTGTCCTGGGAAGATGCCGAGGCCTTCGACCATGTCGCCGCCGAACATGACATGAGCTTCTTTGACGGGATGATCGGCCCGCTGGATCTCGGTCATGGTGCCGATCTTCTCAGCAAACCGATGGATGCGTTTCCGGCAGGTGTCGATGTCGTAGTCGGAGGTTTGTTTGCCGAGCTGCCAATCGGTGGCATGGATTAGCGCGACTTCAGGGTTCTTTCGTCGCGGGTCTGTCTTAGGTTTGGGAACGCTAGGTGCGCGTCCAAGTGTGACGGCCGCGTCTTTCGCCGCCTGGTACACGGCTTCGACGATGGCTTCTGATTTGGCGTGCGCTTTGCGGGTGGCGCGTTGCTGTCTGACGAGGGCGTCGCGGAGCTCTTGCAGCTCTGCTTCCTCGTCGAACGGGTTAGACATTCTTCCTTCGCCATTCCGAAATCGGATACGTCGAAACGTCGATTCCCCACTTGTTCAGCACCGCCTTGATGGTCGGCACCGAATACGACAAATCGCTCAGAGCCGCGACGAGCGCTTCTGAGCGTTCCGCGTCGAGCTCGTCGATGATCTGTTGCATCTTCGCCTTGGCCGGCTTGGGGCGTGCGGCGTCGAAGTCTGACATGTCTGGCACAGTTGCCTCCTGTGTGTGCTAGTTGAACAAAGCCTTCCAAGTCTTAGGTCCGACAATGCCGTCAACGGTGAGGGCTTGGTCGGTTTGGAAGGCTTTGACAGCTGCGTCGGTCTTAGCGCCGAAAATGCCATCGACGGGGCCGACGTTGTAGCCGAGCATCTTGAGCTCGCGCTGAATCAGTTTGACGCGATCTTTCGCTTTCGATCCTTTGCGGACAGATTGCCCAGGGTACGGAGGCACCGCGGCCGGCTGAGTGGTCTGTGGCGGACCGGACACGATGCGCTCCGAGATCGGTGACGCCCAAGTCCAAGTGTCTGGTGTCACCTCGATGTGCAGGTGATCGTTTTGTGCTCCAGGCGGACGGCCGATCCAGCCGCGGCCTACTTCCCAGTAGCGCTTTGCCCAGTAATCGTGAATGCGCTGGATGCCGAGCACTTCATGATGCTCGATAAGCCAGGGGATGACGTCTTGCTCGACGCATTCGCGGGATGGTGCGGTCGGGTGTCCGTCGTCACGGCGATAACTCAGGTCTTGAGCTGCACCGAAAGCGTGCGACGACCAGGCGGTGCCGCCGCGGATCGGCCTTCGGCCATAGCAACCGATTCCCCAGAATCCCCAGCGCTCTTCGAGGTACTTGCGGATCTGGCGCAGGTTCGGTGAGCAGGTGTCAAACGGGTGGCGTGGCGTATCCCGTTGCCAACTGTGATATCTCAAGACTTCTTTCCGATGATCGGGGTCACTTCGTCGCCTCGACGCGCGGCGATGCCGTTGCCGACGGCGTAACCGGCAATCATGCCGATCAGACCGGTGCCGGCCTCGTTCGAGATCGAATCGGTCATCAACAGAAGCGTGACACAAACCAGGGCGACAAGAGCGATCATGGCTTTCGACGGGTTCGCGATGTTCATCTCTGTCCAATCCACAAGCAGAAGACGACGATCACGCTCATCACGAAAGCAAGCGCGGCCGTTTTCGCGTCTTCGCTAGTGATGATCATGGGGCCGGCGGGTATGGGTGGGCGGCTTTGACGGCGGCTACGGCGTCGAGCCAGGCTTGTTCGGTTCCGTCGCCTCGTTGCCACTCAAAGAACAGCGGGTCGCTGGTCGCTTCGTAGTCGGCGCGTCGGGCGTTTTCGACGGCGGCGATCTGGTTGTTGTAGTCGACGGTCGGCCATGCGGCGTCGAGCTCGGCTTGTGACGGCTTCGGCGTGTCGTCGTACCAGACGAGCGTCGCGTAATCGTTACCGGACAGCGACCATTGAGCGCCTGGATAAAGGGCTACAAGTACGGCGGCGTAATCGATCATGCGCTGATCTCCAAAGCAAACAGTTGGCCGGTGTTGAGGCTGTTGTTGATGTTTGCCGTCTGGCTTGCCTCAAACGCCTTGAAACGGCCTTTGTAGGTTGTGGCGGAAGTTGTGGCGGGGCTGTCGTAACCGATCACGGTCTGACCTGCGAACGACTGCAGCGTGCTAAGGAGGAGACCCGTAAGCATTCCCTCGGCGCCGGAGATCGCGACGTTACTGTTGTCGGTGATTTGGTATTGGGCACGAGTGTGAGTAGCGCCGCCGTTCTGCGCGTTTTGCGTGAAAACCCAAATAAGCAAAATGTCGCTGTCGCTTGATGTCGGCGTAATGGTCACGCTTATGTTTGCATCCACAAACGAGGTCGAAGTCGTCGATCTTGAAGTTGCGTCAGTTGCGCGGACAAGCTGCAAAATGCGGAACGCGCCGCGCAGACTGTTCATCTGCGCCGCGGTCAAGACGTTACCGGCGACGAAAGTGGCGGGCAGGCTGGTCGGCGTTGCCATAGGTGACTCCTATCCTAGAGCATTCAGGGCATCGAGGACACCATAGACGGCGTCGTCCAAGATGAGCTGGTAGACGATGGTGGTCGGGCTTGTGTAAAAACGGGCGACATGACCGCCAGAAATGTCGATGTAATGCTCGACGCCTTCGACCGCGAGTTCCTGGGCGAGCTGCGTTGTTGATGCGCCGTTGATGAACGACTTCTCGATCGTGATGGTGTCGCCGATGTCGATCGTGGCGACGACGTCACGTTGCGCGTCAGAGAGTTGTGAGAACGCGACCTCGATTGCGGTGAAGGTCGGTTCCGGTTCAGGGTTCAGCAGATAGTCGGCGAGATCGGCACAGGCGGCGTCGGTGTCGAGTAGCGATGCGCTAATGGCTACTGACTGGATAAAGTATTTGGCTTGGCTGTCTGTGTCTTCTGCGGATCCGAAGTCGTTGGCAAGTGATTGAACGTATGCCAGGTTGACGACTTTGTCGGCCCCAAACGAGATGTCGACGTTGCGGTACGGGTAGTTCGTGCCGTCGTCATGGAAGCTGGCGACGGCCGCGGACAGCGTTGGACCGATCCGGTTCTCAAACACGAGGACGCCTTCTCGATCGATATACAGCCGGCCGCGCTCTGTTTCGTTGATCAGCCTGAGATAGTCAAGGACGTTCTGTCCGAGCTCAAGGTCGTAATCGTGTCCGCCTCCGCCGCCGCCGGTGTGGCCTCCGAGCTCGACGGTGCCGGTAGCAATGTTGCGGGCCGATCCGGTCGGATAGTCCACTTCGGGCAGATCAAGGATGGTTTCGACGCGAGCACCGGACAGTTCTTTGTCGATATGTACGTCGTCGGTGACGGTTTGAGCGAGCCGGTAAAAGTCGTCCACACAGTCCACTTCGACGGCGTCGTTGCCGTCGAGGCCGAACTGGTAGTTGTAGTTGACGACACGGCCGACGAAGAGCAGCTCGGATTCGCGGTACAGACGGACCAGCCGCATCGGGGCGAGTCCTGGTTCATTGTTTGACGGGTCGTAATACGGCGAGTCGCTAGCGAACGGGTTGAAGACGCCGCCGGCGGCGGTGTCGTCAAGGATGAAGCTCATGGTGCCGGCGGAGAACTGGTCGTTGATGTCGCGCCGGCCTCGGTTGATCTGAATGTTTCGTGCGCCATCGGTGATGTCTGCGAAGTCGGTAAGTCCATCGAGGACGAACGTGGTGCCGTCTAGAACGCCGCGTAAGGCGTCATCAAGGCGGAACCCTTGTACGGGTGCGCCGGTGTCGATTTCGAGCGTGTAGTCGCCCGATTGGACGATGGTGGCGGTCATTGCCGGCCGACGAATGAGGCGGAGCCGCTGGCGCGGTTGAACTTGATAAGGCTGTCAGCGATGACACGGCCGGTTTCGGCGGTCGGGTTGAGGGTGGCGACGTTGACGTTGTAGGTGACGTTGCCTTGTCCTGGGCGAATCAGCGTCGAGGATTGAAGGCCAGCAGCTGTGGGGACGGTAGTGCTAACGAAACCGGAGCCTTGCAGGCTGGCTTGAAGATCAGCGAAGCTTGGGATGCCTCCGCCGCCGGCTGGTGCTTCTACTTTGGCAAGGCGTAGCGCGTCGGCGAGTGCGTTGGCTTTAGCGATTGCGGTGTCGAGCTGGCCGGTGTCAACAAGGATTTTCAGTTCCGATTGAACTTCTTGCGGGACGTTGCCCATTTCTTCGATGACGTTGGCGAGTTCTTCGTAGACGCGTTTGTTGGCTTCTTGCCATTCGTCGGAGCCTTCGGCGTTGCTGTCTGCGATGCCGCGGAACTCGTCGACGGCGCTGTTGAAATCGCGGACGGCTTGCTCACGGTCAAGCTGGTCGAGGTAACGCTGAATCTCTGGATTGAGCGCAAACATGCGCTTGTACAGCTCGTCGGTCGACGCCCAAAGCAAATCGACTCGTTCGGTCAGTTTCTCGGTTGAACCGGATGCGCGGTCGATTTTCTGTTGGTAGTCCTCCGTCGGTTTGATGGCACGCTCAAACTGTTCGAGGGCGTCACCGACGCTGTCGCCCATGTCACGAACGCTTTCGTACATGTCGCCGGCTTCCTCGCGGGCTGAGTCGGTGGTGCGCTCAAAGTTCTCGATCTCATCGGATGCCAAGCCAAGTTTTTCGGCGAGCCAGCCGACGCCGTCGCGAAGCAAATTGAAGAATCCGAGCAATTTCTCGATCGCGGCGCTGACGATGCCGAACTTTTGCTCAAGATAAACCAGGGCGGCGATGAGCGCGGTGAACACGATCAGGCCTGACGCGACTTGCACGGCGGTAAATGAGGTGGCAAGCGCCAAGTTGATTCCGGTCGTGATCGCGGAAATCGTTGACCAGATACCCATCGCAATGTTTGCGACGACAACAGCAGCGGCCAACGTTCCGAGACCAGCCGCCAAAGCAAGAATGAGTTCGGTGTTGTCGGCGACAAAGTCGGCTAGCGGAATGATGATTTCGGTCAACTTCTCGAAAGCCGGCAAGAGAGCCAAGCCGATTGATTCCGACGCCTGGCTGAAAGCCACTTTCATCTGGTCGGTGCCGTTAGCGGTCGCTTCCGCGGTGCCGCCGACCTGATTCTCGATTTCCTCGAGGATCATGTTCTGCGCTTCAAGAACTTCGCCAGACTCGACGAGGGTGCGGATCTGATCCTGCTGGGCTTCGGTGAACTGGATGCCAGAACGGCGGAGCGCGGTCAGGCCGGCGATCGGGTCGTTGAGGGCTTTGCCGAGCTGCTTTGCGTTGTCGGTGACAGATCCAAAGCCGGCGGACGCCATGTCGAGCGTGAGCTGCGTGGCGCGGTCGAACGCGCCTCCGACCTCGTCGGCGCTCGATGCGATGTCCTTGAACGTGAGCAGTAGCGCTTGGGATTCTTTGATGGTGTTCTGGTTGACGCCGGTCAGGCGGGCCTGCTCGTTAGCCAGATCGACGAGCCGGTTGGTGACCTTCTGAGTTTCCTCGCCGAACAGCCCCATCGTCGTTGCGATCTGCTCGATGCGCGCGTTCGATGTTGCGGCCTGCTCACCAGCGGCCACCATCTTCGCGCCGGCCACGGCGAGGCCGCCAAGCGCGGCGGTGGCTGGTACAAACGCTTTCTTGAGAGCGAACGCGGTTTTCTGGCCGGTCGTTTCGAGTCTCTTGAAGTCGGACATGGCCTTCTTCAGGCCACGGTTATTGAACTCGCTAACGATGGGTACGTTGATTGCCATTAGCGCAGCTCCTGGTTGATGATCTCGGACATGTCGTCGATGGCTGATCTTACGCCTTGCACGACTTCAGGCATGTGGCGTTCCGCGGTCGGCCACATTACCCTCGAGGCCGGCGCGAAGCGGTCAAGGCGGGCAATCATGGCGCGGCCTGACGGGCTGTTTCCTGAGCTTTTGCGGCCAGCGATGTCGAAGATCACGCCGGCGGCGCTTGTCTGCCGAAGCGTAAGCAGAGGGATGGTGTCGCTATTGCGGGCTTTGGATCCCTTGAACGCGACTTTGACGTTGCGTTTGACGGTGCGGCCGTCGTAACCGCCGCGCCAGTTTCCCCAGCCAGACAACGGTGAAACGTCGGGAAACAGTTTTTTGGCTTCGGCTTGCATTGGCTTAGCGGCCAGTTTCATGCGCCGAATCGTGGTCTTGCGCAGCTCAGGGTCGACGCGGCGAAGCGTGCGAAGCGTGTCGGCTAGGCCGTTCACTTCGACTTTGGTGCTAACGCTTGCCACGGTTCTGCTGCTTTTTCTGCTCCTCGAAAACATCGACCACGGTGTTGAGGTCTTTGGTCTCGAACTCGATGTCGGGGGGCCACCAGCCGACGGCGACCAGCAGTTCTGCTAGCTGGCGTCGTCTGGTTCCCCTGGGGTAGGGCGGTTATCGCTGCTCACAATCTCCGGCAGGCCATCGACCTTGTTGAGAAAGTCATCGAACGTCGCGGGGACGACGATCTTGACGCTCTTGGCTGATTCGTAAGCCAAGAACGCAATGTCTTCGGCGCCGATCTGATTCGCCATCTGCGACATCTTGGCCTTGAACTTGCGTTCCCAAGCGACGAGCGCACGAAGCGTGGTAGTGACTTCGTGCGTCTCGCCGTTCAGGGTAAACCGGAGGGTCAGTTGCATGTCGGGGTTCCTTTGTTAGGGGATGAAACTGGGATCAGCTGGTGGCGCGGGTGAGGGCGCCGCCGCGGAAAGTGACGTCCATCGTCGGCAGCTCGCCGACACCGCCGTTGACGGGGGTGACGGACTCGAGGTAGCAGCCGGTGAGTGTGTAGGCGGGGTTCGAGGTGCTAGGAGTTCCGGAGGTCGTCGGCGTGACGACCACGTTCACAGCCGTCCCGACGATCGAGTTCAGCTTTTCCTCGACCTCGCTCGTGCCGTACGAGATCATCAGCGTGCAGGAGATCTCGTGGTTGCCGAGTCCCTTGACGAACTTGCGGGCGGTGTCGCCGAACCCTGTCGACTCCAGGGCCTCGTAGGCCTCCGTGACGGAAATCTGAGAACATTGGTCTGAAAAATCGACTGAGTCGATGGTCAGGTTGGCCTGGTTGAGAACAACGGTGGTTGCCATTGGGTCAATTCCTTCTTGTTGCTAGCCGGACGGTTAGATCATAGGCGGGGAGCTGTTGCTCACCGATGAGGGCGATAGACGGCGTGCCGGCGGTCACGGCGATGTCCGCGCTCTCATGGATGGCGTCGACGGCGGTCAGGATCCAGTTCGTCGCGTCTTGGTTGCCTGGCGGCGGCGCGAGGACACGGAGCGTGAACGTCATGTCGGCGATGTTAGTGTTGAAGCCGCTGAACGTCGGCATCTCGATGAAGACGGTGAGCGGGCGGGCGTTGCGCGGGTCGGTGACCGGCTTGTAGCCGAGCGCGGTGACAGCGGCTTTGATCTGGGCGATCGCGCTGATGAAGATTCCGGAGGCAGGCATCAGCCCACCTGCGGTCTACCGACGCCGAGGAGCTGCAGAATGCGGCCGTAGGACGCGATCGGCTGAGTGGTTCCCATCGCGTCGAACGAGGCATAGCCGTCCACAGAGCCGCGTTCACGGTACAACGAAGCCCCAAACATGACACAGCCGAGCTTGACGGAGCCGTCTGGGACGGTTGACAGGCTGTCGAAGTAGCCGGCCGATGCTCGACGCCGGTAACACCAGGCGTTTGCCGCGGCGACACAGGTTGCGATGAACGCGGTGTCGTTCGCGGTGGCTGATTCGACGCCGAGCCATTCGGTGATGTCGTCGGCGTCGATCCAGCTGCAAGTGGTGGTGTAGGTGACGGTGCCGGTCGCGGTTTCGCGTGCCAGGTCGTCGCCAGCGTCGATAAAGATCGC